GCATGGCGTGTAGCACAATGGGTAACAACAGGCTTCCTGTGGTTTACTTGGCTAAGTCATGACATGGCAAACATTGCCGTGTTCCTACCAAGACAGATACCTTGGGACCTTATGGTATTAGTAAGTCTTATATTTGTATTTGGATTAGGATACATGTTCCGTGAAGGCGGAGGTAAGATACAAAATATTGTTATTGAAAAGCACAACACAAGATATGTTCGTAGTGCTACCATAATTGATGCAGTATACTTTTTAATACTATTGTTCTTCAAAGAAATAAACGATATTCCAATGTCAACAACTTGGGTGTTTGTTGGACTATTATGTGGACGTGAACTTGCTATGGCAACTATGACAGGCAAAGAAAAGTTCAAAACAGTATTTCCTTTGATTACCAAAGACTTCATTAAAATGATGATTGGCTTAGGTGCTTCTGTGGGAGTAGTGTTAATGATACACTATGTTATTGTACCTAACGGATACTAATATATTGGAAAAGGTAGTGTGCAACGATACTACCTTTTTTCTTGACTTTAGATAAGTATGAGCATATAATACAAATATAATATTACTTTTAACACCTTGCGTAATAGAAAGGACAACGTTTGAAGATGAAAATCATAACAGGAAATGCTAATCCTGAATTAGCACAAAAGATCGCAGAACACTGTTTTAGCGATTTAGTCCCAGCCAAAATAACATCGTTTGCAGACGGCGAATCGAGTGTAGAATTTACTGAAAACATACGTGGCGAAGATGTGTTTATTATTCAAAGTACATGCACACCTGTTAATGACAGTCTAATGGAGTTGTTGATTATGATTGATGCGGCACGTAGATCAAGTGCAAGTAGAATTACCGCAGTCATTCCTTACTTTGGTTACGCTAGACAAGATCGTAAGAGTGCTTCACGTACTCCTATTACTGCAAAGTTAGTTGCTAATTTATTAACAACATCAGGTACAGATAGAATACTTACAATGGATTTACACGCAGGACAAATACAAGGTTTCTTTGACATCCCAGTGGATGATTTAACAAGCCGTGTAGCATTTGCTAAAGATATCAAAAAGCAATTTTATAAAGATGGTAATAACATTGATGAAGTAGAAACTGTATTTGTATCACCAGACGCAGGTGGTGTTGTTCGTGCTAGAAAGTTTGCTGATATGTTTGGCGGCGACATTGCTATTGTAGACAAACGTAGACCAGAAGCAGGCAAGAGTGAAGTAATGAATCTAATTGGAGATGTTAAAGGCAAACATGCTATCCTAGTAGATGATATTATTGACAGTGGTGGAACATTGTGTAATGCGGCCAAAGCAATTATAGATGCTGGAGCATTATCAGTACGTGCTTATATCACACACGGTGTATTGTCAGGCGAAGCATGTCAAAAAGTTGAAAAGAGTGTACTAGATGAATTAGTTGTAACTGATAGTATTCCTAACCGTTGTCCTAAGAACTGTAAAAAGACACGCCAAGTAAGTGTATCTACATTATTTGGTGAAGCAATACGTAGAGTTACAAACGAAGAATCTGTCAGTAGTCTTTTCGTATAAATAATTTTGTAGGAACAAAGACCGCCCAACAATAAATCAAAGCGGCCAATAGTTTTACATTGTAAAACTTCTAACTAATAATGAAACGCAAATATAAAAAAACTGTAAACAACAGTCGGATGATTGCTGATATAAAACATCAATTGACAAAGACTTCTGATCCTATAGATAAAGAAGCACTGCAACAACGATTACATCATTATCAAATGCAATCTAAAAATACTAAATCTGAATAGTTTCTGAACCATCTTTATGTTTTGCAAGATGCTTCACATACTCAGTCATACTATGATCTGAGAAATTATCAATTTTACCTTTTTTGATTCCGCGCCACATACCACGTAACTTGTCTTTGAACAGTTGCCATCCTGACGGAGTACGAACATTGCCCCATGTGTTTAAGTAATGTTGTTGTCCGTGATGCTTGTACCCCATTACCCATAATGGAACACTAGTTACTATGTCATTGTTATTCTTCCAGCGATGATGCACAACTGATAGACTATCTACATAAGTTGGCCAACCAACTCTAGGGGAACCGAATGTATATAATTCTTTAGGATCAAGATTGTCAAGGTTGTGTTTACAACGGCTTGCCATAATAGTAGCCATTGCCGCTCCTAGCGAATGCCCACAAAACCATAACTCTTTATCTTTGTTCTGTGTTCTTGTGATGTCCTCTCTGACCATAGGCCATAGTTCATCTACTTCTGCTTTGAAGCCTCTGTGTACTCTACTTATTGTTTCTGATTTTACTGGATAAGCCTGTAGGTCTGCTTTAAGATCATTGAACTCTGTTGGTTCAGTACCTCTACAAGCAATAACAATATCATGCTTGTTCATAAAGCGATATGTCTGTGCTCCGTCCAAGTCATAGTATTCAATTGTTGTAAATCCTAGTTGTTTTGCTATCTTTGTAGCATTTTTCTTTTCCAAATACGCTATCTGTGCTAATTCGGCAAATAAAAGACTGCGTTCTTTGAAATTTAATGTTACAATAGGTTTAGTTAATTTATTTGTATGTATTTCCATAGTTTCGCTCCTAATTTCGTTCCCTATGGTATTTACCGTGTTACACCACTAAATAGTGTTAAGGAGTTACGACAATGAAACGCAAAACTAGAAGCCTATTAGAAGAACTTAATGATTTCGCTGTAACTAAAAAGACAGAGAATATTGTAGAGTCAAGAGCAAATCATGTAATTGAGAGTGCTATCAACATAGTTGAAATGATACGTACAAACTTTGATGGTGAAATTGCTCAGGATTTAGAGAAGCGGTTTTATAACTCTATCAAGTCAGGCGATGCAACAAAATTTATGCGAGGCATCAAAAAAATCAAAGCAAGTGATAAAAGTGAATTAGACGATGTTAATTGAAGACATTATAAGGCTACAAGAAGCCGAGGGTAAGAATACACATATGGAACACGTTGAGGAAGAAGCACTCAACCGTGGTAAAGAAGGGGCTGAATATGCAATCAATCAAATGATGTTGTTTGCAGATATGCTCAAAGGCCGTACTAACAAAAAGTTAAGAGTAAGTGTAAAATGGGATGGTGCTCCTGCAATTATATGCGGAGTTGATCCTGAGAGTAAAAAATTCTTTGTAGGAACAAAGGGTGTGTTCAATGCTAGTCCTAAACTAGGAACTAGTCATGAAGAAATTGACAGACTATACGGAGAGTCAGGTGCAGTATCAAAGTTACATCTAGCATATGATTATCTTAGCAAACTAGGAATTACAGGCGTACTACAAGGCGACTTTATGTTTGACGATAGTTCAAGACGTGAAGAAGAAATTGACGGCGAAAAGATGTACACTTTCAAACCACAACTTATTACATATGCAGTACCAGTAGACAGTGACATTGGTAAGCGTATTGGAAGTGCAAAGTTTGGTATTGTCTTTCATACAAACTACGAAGGCAACACATTAGCAGATGCAACAGCAAACTATGATGTTAATGTTAGTAACTTAAAACGTTCAAACGATGTTTGGTTTGACGATGCGTTCTTTAAAGACGTTTCAGGTTCAGTGCTAATGACAAAAGATGAAACAGCACAAGTGAAAAAAGATTTGGCAGATGCAATGGGGGCTTATAAAGCAGTACCAAATGCAGTATGGGAAGCAATGAAATCAAATGATGATTTTATTAAAAACTTTAAGATTTGGATTAATACAAATATTAGACAAGGTAAACTAGCAGGCGATCCAGGCGAATTTTTAAACGGCTTTATTGATTGGTATAAAGAAAGAATTGAAGGCGAGATTGCAAAACTTAAGAATCAAGATCCAGAGAAACCAGCAGTTAAAAATAGATTACAAAAGATTGAAAACAATATGAATTTTATTAATACAAATAGAAAAGGCTTGTCAGGCATTATTATTTTTATGACTGAGATTACAAACCTAAAGAAAATTTTTATTACTAAACTTAACAACATTGAAAGTATTGCACACTTTTATAAAACAGCAGATGGCTATGAAGCAGGCTCACCTGAAGGCTATGTAGCAATTGATCATACAGGTGGAGCAGTTAAGATTGTTGACAGACTTGAGTTCAGTCGCAGAAACTTTACTACTCCTAAGGACTTTGGTTAATGTCAGAGTTTAAGTTTTTAGATTTTATCACAGAAGGCAAAATGATTCGCAACTCAGATGGCGTTAGTAGGTTAACGTTTACTGATGCCTCTGATCTAGTACTACTATACTTTTTAGCATTGCATGTAATGCGTCATTATCCAAGCAGACGCTTTGCAAAGTTATACAGTGAACAAGTACTTAAATGGCAAAACTGGAATAACTTTAGAAGTAGTGCTAATGACTTACATTGTTTGTTAAACATTATCGATGGCGACGAACGTATTGTAGAAAAACTAAAAGACTCAAGGTCAGCAAAGATGTTGCGTAAGCGTTTTACATTTCCTACACTAACTGCAAAAAGATTGTTAAGAAGTTATACTAATAGCAATCCAAGTTATGCAGATGCAAACGACTTGTTAAAAATAGACAACGGATTATCCAACAGTCGCTACAGTGGATTGCGTAGACGTATTGCAAATTACGGAAGACTAACTCCAACAGAAAAACGTAAAGCAGTTACTGAATTAGAAATGGCTTTAAAAGCAAGAGGACGTAACTCAGACATAGTTGATTATTATGTGTTGTTTGTTAAAGACTATGACTTAGAAAGTTCACAAGTTAGAGACACTGAGCCAACAGTAAGTGTTAGTGATCCTGTACTAGCAGACACAAAAGATATACAGATGTTAAGACTATTAGGTGTACCTAATAAAGACTTGCCTTTTGCATACAAAGTATTAAGTATGACAAGCAGAGGCTTAGGTATTCCTCCACGTTTTGCACAAGCATATGCTCCTGTTATGCGTATTGTAAACGACATTATAAAAGCAGGTCCAGGATATGTAAACTTGTTAAAACAAGTACATAATAGAGCAAAACGAGTAGTACGTTAGTTCATTTTCCAAAGTAAGATAAATATTAGCACGGATGTCATGGAGAGTGACATACGCCATAAGAGCAATTTATTAACAAGGAGAATATAAAATGGCTTCAATTACAAGAGTAAATCCAACAGCAGTTGCTAGAGGAACTATGCAAGAACTTACTTCTGTACAAATTTTCAAAGTTGTACTAGCAGGTGGTAACGGTCTTGGCGCTATGGGTTCTGACGCGGCGGCGGCTAAAGTAACAGATGCATTAGGTGGAATGTCACACATTTTACAAACTAAAGCAAATGGTTCTGAACTATACATGGTAGCAGACACACACGGTGTTGATATCGATTCAATTGCAAGAACAATTGGTCAAGTATTAGACACAGGTACGTTGGCTGGTCTAACTGGTGGTGTACAAACATTATCAGATGGTGACACAGTAACAGTTACAGTAGTAACAGACATCGAAGCAATCTAATAAAGTTAGATTACTTTTACAAGTATCAAAAGGGCGGCTTTATGTCGCCCTTTTTTTATGGCTATATTGATAAATAAAAGTACGGATGCCATGGAGAGTGGCAGACGCCATAAGAGAAAACTTTTAAAGGAGAAATAAAATGGCTATATTAACAAACAACGCGGCGGCGATCGCAGGCAACGGAATTGGTCCTAGAACTAGAATCATCAACCTTGCAAAAACTAACATGACACAAGCAGAACTAGATGCGGCTTTGTTATATCTTGCGGCAGGTGATGTTGCTGGTACTAACGATGCACACACTATTGCAGGTGTTTCAGTACTAACTGAAGACGGTGTTTTCACAAGTGGAACTACTGACAACGTACAAGTTGCTATCCAAGGCACAGGTGTAATTACAGTTGGTGCAAACTTTGGTACAGGTACTACAGGTGTAACTTCAAGTTTACTTGCAGACATGGCTATCGTTTCATAATTGAAACTATAACTAATATTAAGGGTGTCGTTTTTACGGCACCCTTTTTTTATGGCTGGTAAATATGTGTATGAAAATACGTATTAAAACATTGGTTGATATCACTCGCACAGACGTAAGGCGTAAAGGCCAAGGCGATGAACTCAAACTCAATCAACAACACAATTTTCAAACTTTACAACAAGTTATTGCTTTGCGTAATTTAATCAATCTCAACGACGATCCATATTTGGAAACACGTAACGTAAATGACGAGTTTGGAACAAACTACAAAGGTGAACACAAAGTTTGGACATACGAATTTGAAGTTGACCATGCTGATGCTTATTACGATGATAAAAACGACCCCGTAGGACTATTAAAGCAAGATTTAGAACTAGTACCTATAACTGGTAGTTTAACCGAAACGGTGCCTAAACCAAAAATGTTTATTGTAAACAACAAAGGTAATTCCAATATTACCGTTGAAGTTGTATAAATAACTATGAAGGCACAAAATAGGCATACCAAAACACATTAAGGCTAACGACAAAGAGTTTACTTAATAACCCTTAGAGAAAGGGTGTTTACGGAGATATTAACTATGGCACGTGCCACAGACTTAGAGAAACAGAATTTAGAAGCACACGTTGACTTATGTGAGCAACGTTATAACAACCTAGAAAAACGTTTGGGTAAAGTTGAAGAAAAAGTTCAACATATCCATGATGATTTAGGCAAGTCACATTCTTCTTTAATTAAAGTTATTATCGGTACCTCAGGTACAATCATTGCAGGACTGTTATCTACAGTCGTTGTTATTCTCATTAACATGTCTTAAACTAAATACTAACATGTTGTTAGTAGAACTTTTTAATAATCTCGCGGAGAAGCAAATTTGGGGACGAAAAGGCAAAGCCCTCGTTCGTAAGTTTCGTTGTAGTGGAGGCAAGCGTCATGGACGTATTGTTTCTAAAGCACAACAATGCTTTGCTCCACCAAATATACAAGCCAAGATGAAGATGCGTATTACACGTAAGAAACTTGGACAAAGAATGATGCGTAAGGCTAAACGTACTAAACGTACAAACCCAGCATCTAGAGCATTGAAGACGTTGAATAGAAGATGAGACTTTTTGAATTAACAGAAGCAGGTGGTAAGTTTATCTTTGGTCGAGGTGGTAAGCCAGGTGGCTCACACAAAGGTCAAATTTCACGTAAGTTTAGATGTGTAAGTGGTCCACGTAAAGGACGTATTGTTGCAAAGATGTCTACATGTCATGCACCAATTGACGCACAAAAGAAAAAGACAATGACTGTTACTAGATCCAAAGCACCTAAGTTGGCGGCAAAGAAATCAATGTTTACCAAACGAGGTTCTGGAGTAAGTAGAGCAGTATTAAGTAAGAATAGAGCAAAAGCACCTAAGAGAGCAAAAGTACAAAAAAGGAAACGTTAATGCGTATTGACGAGATTGATTCAAAACACAGTAAGTTCAAAGAAGTTATACTCGATCACGAGTTGACTGAAGAACAGTTAGATGAAGTCCTTCCTATTATTGGTGCTCTTGCAGGAGTAGGCGCAACAGCCGCAAGAGTTGCAGGCGGAGCATTGGTTCGTGGTGCAGGTGCATTAGCACGTGGAGCAGGAGCATTAGCACGTGGTGCAGGAAAAACAATTCAAAAAACAGCACGAAGCATGGCTCCAGTACCAAAAACAGGACCAGGCTCGGGTACAAACAATAATAACGGCACTGTTGGTAAGATAGGTAAAGCAGTAGGTAACCTAGGAACTGACCTTGCTTCACAAGAACGTGGTACTGCTAGAAAACAAAGCAACAACCAACAAAGTTTAAAAACAAACACAGCACAGAAACTTTCACAACAAGGCAGTGGACAAGGAACTATTGGTACACAGGGTACGCAAGGTACACAACAAACCAAACTACAAAGAGGGCAAGAATTTCAAGTGCCTATTGCAGATCCAAAAAGTCCAAACAAAACAGTAAATGCCAAAATGAAAGTAAAGAATGTAACCGGTAGTGAAATTGAACTGCAACCTTCTAAAAAGCAAAAAGGTATGCCTAAAACGGTTAAGTATAATAAAAAAGATCTTGCATTAAATTAAGTTTTACGCTATACTTTAAAGACATGAAACCAGAAGTTAAAAAATTAGTATCTGCCTTTCAGGCCACTGCACAGTCAGTAAAGATTCGTTTGAAACAAAACGGATTTGTATTGCCTGTTTCGCACAATGGTGGAATCAAATTCAAACATTGTTATATAAAGAAAGATAGACACGGCTGGTATAATATACTAAATCTACACAATCCAAAGATATCATACTATAAAGGCATTGCTAATCACAAGATAGCAGTAGCAATATCAATATATTTGGGCATGGATGTAGGATTTGATGAACAGGAGCATTTAGATGCAGATCATAAATATTTGCACTATTATAATGAAATACGCTTTTTAAAGCATGGATTAAAGATTGCTGAACAAAACAATGAAGATTTTAAAATAGATATGTATAATGCTAGACTGCATGAATATATGCCTAAATATGAAAAATATAAGCACACAGTAGGATTGCTTCTAGATGAAGCCGAAACTTTACTGTTTGACACTAAATAACACTATAATAACGTTAGGGGAATACACACGATGAAAACGTCAGATTTTATGAACACAGTTACAGTAGAGTCTTTACAGAAAGACTTGCGTAGCAAACATGGTATTACAGTTGATGTGGCCAAATACAGCCAAGCACAACTAGAATCTTATAGTACAAAGATTCAAAATAAATTAAAAGAATTCGAAATTAAGCATAAGTTTAATGAATCACTAAAAAGTGATGAATATCAAAAAACATTGCTGATCAGCAAAATTGTAGAAAGTGCAATTAATCAATATCTTGACAATCCCCTTGAAAGTGTTGATGAGTACGATCTAGGCGAAGACATTATGAATGTTGAATCTGACGATGCTGACGTACAACGTGATTTTGCAGAAGCAAATCCAAATGATGATATTGATGATGATCCAGGTGCAGGTACTGACGTTGACCCTAACATGGATAACAATACGAAACAAGATTCTAAAGTACTTACAGCATTAAGAGTTGTAATGGACGATCCAAGTAAAGCAAACTTGGCTAGAATGGCAATTGAAAAGATCATGCAAGGTAAGCCGTTAAACAAACAACAAATTGATGGCTTTAGAGATGCTATGACATCAATGATGCAACCTTTCTTAAGTATGCAAGGTGTACAAAGATTAAAGGCAATGAAAAAAGGAATGCCAAGTGCTGAAGCAGTAGGCGAAAGTAAAATTGTTAAAGAAGGTGCTGAAGAACAAGCAGAATTAACAATGGCCGCTAAAGACATGGTAGATAGATTTACAGCATTCTTAGAAGATGTTGCTGAAATGGGTGCAGAAGGAATGTTAGAACTAGCAGACTCAATTAGAGATGAACTAGGACTAGAACAATCAGAAGCATTTGTTGCAACAGTTAAACCTGCATTAGAAGCAACACAAGATGTATTAACTACATCACGTGAAGCACTTACAGCCGGTGTACAAATTGTTACAGGCGAACAAACACCAGCAGATACTATTGGTGCTGATCCAGAAGGCGAAGAAGAACTAGATCCTGCGATGGATGTAGATGCAGACGGACCAGTTGATGCAGTTGATCCTATTGATCCAGCAGATGAGTTTAGTGCAAGTGACGCCGCAAGTGGTGGAGAAGAAACTGCAGGCAGAGAAAAGCGTGAGTCAATTGGCGAAGGTGCTGTTAAAAAAGGATTAGAAGATGATGCTGAAAGCATGACTAGAAAAGAATTTATTGAAAAACATGGTGACGCAGAATTCTTTGACAACTACAATGGTAGCGATGAAGAAAATGATACACCAGAGTCATACACACCTAAGAAAAAATCAGTAGCGGAATCAACTCGTATAATGAACAAGTTGGCTCAATAAGGAGTCGAACATGAGACTATTTGAATTTTCAGGTAGTGATTTAGAACAAGATATAGTATTGCTTTTCCGCAATCAAATTCAACGTGCTAACCAAACAAACAATACTGCTGAACTATCCTATCAAGCAATAGGTTCGCTTATGAAAGCAAACGGTCATGGTAGTTTTGATTATGGAATCTTCAAAGACTTGTATGATACATCAGATGAAGTTAAAGCAGTTATAAAAAACTTTGATCAAGATGGTGTTACACTTAACACTCAAATGCAACGTGACGCAGATGGTACAGTTGACGATGTTGACTCTAGTCCAACCAATAATATAGAAAAAATGGCAAAACGAGCAACAAACCGACGCTCATAACTTGACATTCGTCCCCCTTAGAAGTTATAATTAATACTACAACTACAGGATTTTTTATTAATGGAAAAACATACCCCACCAACTTATGTGGAACGTTACAAGTATCACACAGTTAAACAAATAAACTTACAAGGCAAAAGACTTTACGAAGCACCCGATGGTAGTAAAACACCAAGCGTTACAACGATCCTAGGTAAAACGAAGGATATGACGCATTTAATCGCATGGAAAAAGCGAGTGGGCGAAAAACAAGCACAGCAAATTGTAACTGAGGCCGCAGGTGTTGGTACAGCAATGCACAACAATTTAGAACGTTTTCTTATTGGCGAAGAACGTAAGCCGGGCAACAACCTAGTACATGTTCAAGCAAACAAAATGGCTGATGTAATTATTGAATCTGCTCTAGTAGATGTAGATGAAGTATGGGGTATTGAACAAGCATTATACTATCCACAGATGTATTCAGGTACTTGTGATGTTGTAGGACAGTACAAAGGAACTCCTTGTATTATGGACTTTAAACAAACTAACAAGCCTAAGAAAAAAGAATGGGTAGAGGATTACTATTTGCAGATGGCGGCATATGCTATGGCACACAATGCAGTATACGGCACTGATATACGTGAAGGACATGTGTTTATGTGTAGTAGAGCATTAGAATACCAGCAGTTTGACCTAGTAGCAGATGAGTTTGAACACTGGTCTAACGAATGGTTAAAGCGAGTTGAAGATTACTATGCCAATCATCACTTCTAATTGGTAAATACACATATAAATTAGGAGAACACAGTGGCAGTCGTACAGATTTCAAAAATTCAACATAGACGTGGTAAGGAAACTATAACTGGTTTACCACAACTTGCCAGTGCAGAATTAGGCTGGGCAGTAGACACACAAAAATTATATATTGGTAATGGCAGTGTAACCGAAGGTGCTCCGGCTGTTGGAAATACTGAAATCCTAACAGAAAAAACAAACATTTTTCAATTACTTGATCAATATGAATTCCAAGGAAACACAGACGCAACTGTACAAACAGGCGAGTTTTCTAACAATCCAATTAAAAGAAATATACAAACACGTTTAGATGATATCGTAAGTATTAAAAGTTTTGGTGTAATTGGTGACGGTGTTTCAGATGATACTGAAGCATTACAAAGAGCAGTTGATCAAATCTTTTTAAACAGTAGCGACAAGTTTAATGCAAATTCAAGAAGAGCATTAAAGTTTGAAGCAGGCTCATATAAAATTACAAACACAATTCATATTCCACCTTATGCAAATATTATAGGTGACGGACCTGACAAAACTATTATCACAATGCACGTTGATACAAATGAATTATCACAAACTGCAAAACCTGTTTTTCAAACAGTAGGCGGAAATAGTACTCCAGGAAGTTATGTAGAGTTTGCTTCGATGCAAAACATTAGCCGTCCACAAAATATTATGATACAAGGTATGACACTAACAGTTGACGCAACAGTAACAGCAGATGCTCCATTACTTTACTTAGATAATACAACAGAAAGTATTATTGATAATGTTAAATTTACAGGTACATGGAATGCACTACAAGGACTAGATGCGGCACAGTCTGGTATTGAAGTAAGAGGCTTAGGCGCACTTACATCTGAAAACGTTACAATTAGTAACTGTCAGTTCACACAATTAAGTATTGGTGTTTACAGTATATACGACACACAAACAATTACAATTAAAGATAGTTTGTTTACATTTGGTCATGTTGGTATTGACTTAGGTAGAACAAGTTCAGGATCAGGTTCTCAAGCACAAGGTCCAAGACATTACTTAATTACTAATTGTAAATTTGATAAGATTGATGACTTTGGTATTGCAGTACATGCACCAAACAACACAACTCCATATGGACACACATCATCTTCAAATATGTTTATTGATGTTGCTAACAACGGCAACGGACAAAACTCACCACAAACAAGTGTAATTAAATTTGACGGTGAACTATGTGCAAGTGTTGGAGACTTTTTTGAGAGAGATGCATTTGTAAATCAAACTTCATTAAGTGCAGTTCCATTTAAACCAACAGTTGATGGATTACATTATACTAAATCACGTTTGAAAACTGAAACACTATCAGAAGTAGATGCACCTACACAAATTATTAAATTACCTTTTACCAAAGATAAGATTGCATACATTGATTATCTTGTTGTAAAAGACGGAACATCTAGTGATACAACTAGACAAGGTAAGTTAACACTTACAGTTAGAAATGACAGTAGTATAAACATAACAGACAACTACAGTCATACAGGCACGAGCGACGGTGCTATCGAATGGACAGCAGTACTTGATGACATGGACAGTACATCAGGTAGTGAAACTTTATTAGTTAAGTATAGAAACCCAATCGGTAATGGTATAGGAACCCTAAGTTATTCTATCAGTTACTTTGCATAGATGTTCTTAGATACAAATACTGACGAACGTATAACACAATGGCGAACTTTTAGAGATACACTCGAAGAGTGTATTGACCCTTACAGAGCATCTTTAGAGTTCTGGAAGACTGCTCCGGTTACAGACAAATACCTTAACCCTTACAATTCTCAACAGTGGCCAACGCCTTGGGAGTTAATTAAAGAAAACCGGTATTGTCCCGTCGGTATACCCCTTATGATAGGACATACCCTGAAGTTAACTACAAGGTTTACCAAAACGTCTGTATTGATAAAAATATATATAGACCATACGACAAAAAGATACTATAATGTAGTTAAAGTTTTAGACAATATTATTGACTATGAAAATAATAATGTTTGTATAAGTAGTGAATTGCCAGACAGTATGGTTTGCCAAGAAACAATTGAATTGTAGTTTTTGTATTAAATACTGGACTGCACACATGATAAAAGAACGTATAGAAAAGAGGACATAATGAACGCATCTAAAGAAGTTTTTATAACCAAGAGAGACGGAAGTAAAGTAAAGTTAGACTTAGATAAAATTCATTTTGTTGTAGAAGAAGCCTGTGAAGGACTTACAGGTGTATCAGCATCACAAATTGAAATGAATGCGGATTTACAATTTTACGACGGAATGACAACTGACGAAATCCAAAACATTTTAATTCGAAGTGCAAATGATTTAATATCACTTGAATCACCTAACTATCAATATGCCGCGGCAAGATTGTTATTATACGGACTTCACAAACAAGTTTACGGAACTTATGAACACATGACTCTTTCTCAAGTTATAGATGCTAACATTGAGCGAGGCGTTTACGACTCTAACATACGTGACAAATATACTGAAACAGAACTTAAAAAATTAAATACATTTATTAAACACGATCGTAATGAAGAATTTACATACGCAGGTCTAAGACAAGTAGTAGACAAATACCTTTGTCAAGATAGAAGCAGTGGAGCAATTTATGAAACTCCGCAATTTATGTACATGATGATCGCGGCAACGTTGTTTGCTGAATACCCACAGGAGACACGTTTAAACTACGTGAAAAAATATTATGACGCGACCTCACTTTTTAAAGTCAACATACCAACCCCTGTCATGGCTGGAGTGCGTACTCCTATTCGTCAGTTTGCCAGTTGTGTTCTTGTTGATGTGGATGATACTCTTCCTAGTATCTTTAGCAGTAATAGTGCAATCGGTTACTACATTGCTCAAAGGGCAGGAATTGGAATCAATGCGGGACGAGTACGAGCAATCAATTCGAAGATCCGAGGCGGAGAAGTAGCACACACAGGTGTAGTTCCTTTCCTAAAAGTTTATGAAGCAACAGTAAGAAGTTGTACACAGAATGGTGTACGTGGTGGTAGTGCAACTACACACTTCCCACTTTGGCATTATGAAATTGAAGATATTCTTGTACTAAAAAATAATAAAGGTACAGATGATAATAGAGTACGTAAGTTAGATTATTCTATTCAACTTAACAAATTAATGTATGAAAGGTTATTGTCCGGTGGAGACATAACTCTTTTCTCGCCACACGAAGTGCCAGGATTATATGAAGCATTTTATTCAGGCGACAATGAAAAGTTTAAAGAACTATATGAAATGTATGAACGTAAAACATCTATTCGTAAAAAGAAAATAGATGCACATGAATTATTTTCAGCAGTGTTAAAAGAACGTGCAGAAACAGGACGTATCTACATTATGAATGTTGATCACTGTAATACACACAGTTCATTTAAAGATCCTATTTACATGAGTAACTTATGTCAAGAGATTACATTGCCTACTAAACCTATTCAGCATATTGATGATGCTGAAGGCGAAATTGCATTATGTATTTTAAGTGCGATTAATATAGGTGCATTAACATTAAACAAAGAAAATTCAGAACTTGAAGAACTGTGTGAGTTGTCCGTTCGAGCATTAGAGGAAATTATTGAATATCAAGGATATCCTGTAAAAGCCGCTGAGATCAGCACAAAGGCTCGACGCTCATTAGGTATTGGTTATATCGGCCTAGCACATTACCTAGCAAAACACAAAGTCAACTATGCCGATAAAGAAGCATGGAAACTTGTACACGACCTAACTGAAAGTTTCCAGTATTATCTATTAAAAGCAAGTAATAAGTTAGCAGAAGAACGTGGTGCTTGTGAGTACTTCGATCGTACTAAATATTCAGAAGGCATTATGCCTATTGACACGTACAAAGAAGAAGTCAACGACATCGTTGGAAAGAAACTTAATCATGATTGGACTACTTTACGCAAGAGCATCAAGCAACACGGGTTACGGCACAGCACATTGTCCGCACAGATGCCTTCGGAGAGCAGTTCCGTTGTGTCGAACGCTACCAACGGAATCGAACCACCTAGAGGCTACTTGTCCGTTAAGAAGAGCAAAAAAGGGCCTCTTAAGCAGATTGTACCACAGTATAGTCAACTAAAGAACTTTTATACCCTACTATGGGACATGAAAGGTAACGAAGGTTACATAAATATCGTCGCTGTAATGCAAAAGTTTTTCGACCAAGCCATTAGTGGTAACTGGTCATATAATCCGTTACAGTATGAGAACAACGAAGTACCTATGAGTATTATGATGAAAGACATGTTGACAACATATAAGATGGGTTGGAAAACAAGTTACTATCAAAACACTTATGACTTCAAAGGTGCTGAAGATGATGCTGACCAATTGGAACAACAAGCGGTTGACAACAAAACAAATGGTGCTATAATTAATGGTACAAACGGTCATACAAATGGCCAGAACGGTGATACGCAGACAGTTGATCAAGATGATGAAATGTGTGATGCGTGTGCCATTTAAGGATTTATGACGAGGAAGAAGGGTAATACTAAAGCGATGACAAAGACAGTTTTTAACCGAGAGAAGGTTGATTTTACAAAAGAGCATATGTTCTTCGGAGCAGATCAAAACACACAGAGATATGACATATTCAAATATCCTGAGTACGATAAACTTAATCAAACAATGCTTGGTTATTTTTGGAGACCAGAGGAAGTTAGTCTACAAAAAGATAGAGGTGACTATCAGCAACTTCGTGATGAACAAAAGCATATCTTTACAAGTAATCTAAAATACCAAACACTACTTGATAGTGTACAAGGACGTGGACCATGTCTAAGTTTTTTACCTTACTGTTCAAATCCAGAACTAGAAGGTTGTATTATTGCTTGGGACTTTTTTGAAACAATTCACTCACGTTCATATACACACATTGTAAAAAATGTATATGCTAATCCTAGTGAAGTGTTTGATACTATCCTTGATGATGAAAAAATTATTGAACGTGCAATTAGTGTTACAAAATACTATGACGAGTTTAATGACATTGCAAACAATTACTTTAATAAAGATCAAGGTAATCTCTATGATGTCAAGAAAGCATTATACAAAGCAATGATGACTGTAAACATTTTAGAAGGTTTACGTTTTTATGTTTCATTTGCATGTACGTTTGCATTTGGTGAATTAAAAATGATGGAAGGTAGTGCTAAGATTATTAGTCTTATTGCAAGAGATGAAGCAACACACCTTAACCTAAGTACACACATTCTCAAACATTGGGCTAAAGGTGACGATGATCCAGACATGGCTAAAATCGCAGTAGAACTTAAAGATGAAGTTTATGACCTATGGCGTGAATGTGTTGAGGAAGAAAAGAATTGGGCGAACTACTTATTCAAAGACGGAAGTATGATTGGACTTAATGCTAATCTTCTTCATGCTTATGTTGAGTTTATTGCTAACAAGAGATTGAAAGCACTAGGACTTGATATGTTATATGATCGTCCATTAAACACTAATCCGCTACCGTGGACACAACATTGGTTGTCAAGTGCAGGACTACAAGTTGCCCCACAAGAAACAGAAGTTGAAAGTTATATCGTTGGCGGTGTTAAACAAGACATTAACAAAGATACATTTAAGGACTTCAAACTATGATCGAAATATTCGGAAAGCCAAGTTGCCCGTATTGTGTTAAAGCAGTAAATCTGTGCAAGACAAGACAACTTGAACATACATATAAATCTTTAGGAACTGACTACACTAGAGAAGAATTAATGGAGTGGTTCCCAACTGCAAGAACTGTACCACAAATCAAAATCAATGGAAAAACTATTGGGGGTTATGATCAACTTGTAAACTACATTGATGAAACAGGTTATAACGGAACAGGACACACAATATAATGTTAATAGAAGCACCATATAAAGTTGGAGATACAGTTACTTTTAAACTTAACTCCGGCGAAGAAATTGTAGGTAAACTTACAGAAGAAAATGAAAAGGGTTTTAAGATTAAAACTCCTCTTACTCTTGTAATGAATGGGCAAGGGTTAGGGTTACAACAGTTCTTATTTACAGGTGAGCCTGACAAAGGATACTTGTTTAAAAAAGAAAGCATAATGGTTATTACTAAAACTATTAAGCAGTTTGCAGAACTATATCAACAACAAACATCAAGCATAGTAACTGCACCACCAAATCTCAAAGTAAAATAAAATAAATACTCGTATGAACGAGTTTACATTTATAGTTGAAGGCAAACAGGTAACTGTGGATAAATGGGAAGATGTTCCTAGCAAATTTGATCATGTAATTAAGTTTGTACCACACATACCTGAAGCCCCACATACAGAAGAACAACACGCTGAAATAGAAAAATGGCCTGCTAGGTTAGAACAACTTATGGAGATTGAACGTAATGCCATCAATAACTAGAATAGGTGATGCAGATATTGCACACTGTTCAGGAATGACTAGAGCAGTAGGAAGTAGTACTGTATTTGCTAATGGTATTGGTATTAGTAGACAAAGTGATGTAAACACAACACACTTATTACCTGGTGTTCCTTGTCCTTCACATGCGGCTCCAATAGCAGTTGGTTCAAGTACAGTATTTGTAAACGGTTTGGGTTGTGGTAGAGTAGGCGATGGCATCAGCGGATGCACAGCAGTTGCCGCTGGTAGTGCTAATTGTTTTGCAGGTGGTTAGGCTCTACCCCAAGCAATAGGAATATCTTTATCATCAACTACTAAATCTCTAGTATCTTTATATTGAGCAACCATTATACCTTTACCTTTGCCATCAGCAATATATTTGCAAGGTATAATTTCTCTTTCTTTGTGATATCTTTTTAAGTGGTTAGTAATAACTCCACGTGCTTTTATTCCAGCCATTATTTTCCTTGTCCTCTATAAAACTTGTGACTACGTTTTTTAGATTTGTTCATTGATGAAAACTTGCAACGTGCTTTGGTACCTGCTTGACTTGTTTTCTTAGGTTGTGAAACATGTCCTTCAAAAGATTTATGTATTTTCATATTACTTTCCTAACTTTGCTTTTAAGGCCGCTCTTTTCTTTTCTAGTATTGCCGCCTGTCTTATTTTTCTACCTAATGGTAATGATTGTATCATTTCGTATGTTCCGCCTTTTTTGGCTGTCCATTCTACTCTAACTGATTTACTTTTTGTGCTACCTTGGAAAGAGCGTACTGCTTTCCTATAACTCATTTCTTCTTTAGTTTCTACATTGTCTCCGTCGTAGAAAGTATATGTTCTCATTTTGGCCATTATTCTATCTCCGTTCTTACAATATGTTTTCGTAAGGCTCTAACTAGTTCTTCAATTTTATCTACTACAGATATCATATCTTTATCTGTAATATATTTTTGTTTTTCTCTTAACTTGTCATATTCTTTAAGAGGTATAGTTACTGTACTTTGTTCATTTTCAAATGTTTTATCAACTGATCTATCATCTGTCATAACTCTCCATTGTTAATATTGAGTATTTTCTTGAGCATTAGTTATTACGTAATAGATGCACACTAATAGATTCTGAAGAAAATGGTTGACATTTTGGTTAAAAGATAGTATAACTATATTATGTAACGTTGAAGCAATTTAAACGCTATTCAGGACCCCGGGGCAGTACCGGGCGACTCCACCATAAACACATTTACTGAGTGTGCTTATGATGGGGTCGAAATAGGATCGACTGGTAGTTAATAGAGTTAGTGGAGTTATCCGGATCTAAGCACGGTTATCGCGAAGAAAACTTATAATTGCAAATGACAATTATGCGCCAGAAATGGCATTAGCGGCCTAGTTTAGGCACGTAGGGGTTGGCAACTTACCTGGCAACAGAAAAGTTGCGTACTATATAGAGCAATATAAATAGTGTATATACAAAAGCACCTTTAACTATAACAAAAAGAACACAGTATAGAACGGACTCTATCCACGCCGTAGGCGACATTACATTTAAAACAAGTATATTTAAAAGATAGGAGTGTTGGAAACAATGCTCCTATTCTTTTATCAACGGTAAATACAGTAAGGAGAACCATAAAATATGTCAGTAAAAGTAATCGATTCATTCCGTATAATGGCCTTTCAAAAAGCCGGGTCTAGCGTAGGGCAAGTAGTTGCAGACGCAGACAATGACACACTTACGGTAATTGGAGGCCCAGGTGTTAATTTTACTGTTGATTCAAACTCAGATGCTGTTACATTAAGTCTACAAAGTGCAGAAGATATTGTTGCTAGTGCTATTGGTAGAGTTGAATTACGTGCAGATGATAGTACAGTTAGAATTGTACAAGGTGGTGAGAACTTAGGTATACTAGGTGACAGTGGAGTAATTAGTACTGCTTCAAATGCTGAAGGTGATATTACTATAAGTGCTAACACTGACCTATCACAATACAACAATGCAACATCGGCTTTTATTACTGACGTTAGTGGAGACAATTTAGGCACACTTGCTGATGTTAATATAACAAGTATTGCTGACAATGAATTATTACAATATGATACAGGTACCGGTGCTTGGATCAATCAAACAATTACAGAAGCAGGATTTGCCGCAGTAGCAACTAGTGGTGGATACGGAGATTTAACAGGCAGACCAAACATTACATTTGACGGAGACATGAGTGGTAACACTGGTGGAGCCATTGCCGCAAACGCAAGTACAGTTACACTTACTCTTGACACAGTAAACTCCAACGTTGGAACATTTAATACTGTAACGGTAAATGCTAAAGGACTAGTTACAGGTGCTGTTAATACTGCATTCGCAACAGTAGCAACGTCAGGTGACTATGCAGACTTAACTAATACACCAAGTCTAGCAGGAACATACAAATGGAACATTGCAGATGATGCTTCTGCAAGTTATCAAGTATCAACAGATTCAACAATACAAATTTTAGGTGCTAACAGTATTTCAACAAGTGTTAACACAGGTACTGGTGCACTTACTATTACAGGACCTGCTAACGTTTCAGACCTTACAAACGACACAGGATTTATTACTGCAAGTTCATCAGACACACTAGTAAACAAATCAGGTAACATTACTCAGTGGACAAACAATGCAGGGTATGTTACACTTGCAGATATTCCAAATAACTTTACATTGAATGTAGGTGCAGACGATTCAACCATGCGTGACATTAATGCAGGTGAAGGTTTTAAAATACTTGGTGGTACAAATATTACAACAGCAAGTGATGCCGAAGGCAATATTACAATCACAGGTCCAACATTAACTACATACCAACAAGCAATAGCAACAGCAGGTAACACAGGTACAGGTAGTATTGGTGTAGGCGATACATTTACAGTACTAGGAACAACAGGACAAATTAAAGTTGATGCGGCGGGATTTGCTTTATCAATAAGTTTAGAAAATTTAATTAACACAGATTTAAAAGGTTCAGTATTTGCAGATGACAGTACATTACTTGTTGACGGTGTAAGTGGATCAATACCTTACAGTGTTTTAAGCGGAGCACCTACAACAGTTAGTTCATTTACTAACGATAGCAACTTTGTTTCTAGTGGTGCAAACATTACAGAATTTACAAACAATGCAGGTTACGTAACAGCCGCCCAAGTAGGATCAACATATAATTTTCGTATAGGTGCAGATGATAGTACAATGCGTACAATTGATGCAGGTGAAGATGTTAAAGTTTTAGGTGGAACTGCAATTACAACAGCAAGTGATGCTGAAGGAAATATTACAATCACAGGTGTAGCACAAGACTTTACTTGGGGTAGTGTTACAGGAACACCAACTACACTTACAGGCTATGGTATCACAGACGCTTATACACAAGCACAAGTAGATGTTAAGGTAGCGGCAGTACTAGACAGTGCTCCTGAACAATTAAACACTCTAAATGAATTAGCCGCGGCACTTAATGACGATGGAAACTTCGCAACAACAGTTACAAGCAGGTTTACAAGTATTGAAAACAACTTGTTTAGCATTGGAGCAGATGACTCTACAATGCGTGTTGTTAAACAAAGCGAAAACATTAAGATACTTGGAGGAACAAACTTAACAACTTCAAGTGATGCTGAAGGAAACATAACTGTAAACTTTGTCAATCCAGGTTACATTACTTCAGGTTTAGAAACAGGCAACAATGTAAGTGAACTTGTAAATGATGCAAACTATATTTCACAACTGTTTGTAACAGGTGATGATAGCACAGTTAGAACAGTAGTCAAAGACGAAACAATTAAATTTGCTGGTACAGGTAACATTACAACTACAACCGATGCAGAAGGTAATATTACTATCGACGGTGGCAATGAAACAATTACATTGTTTGGTGATGTAACAGGTACTGGTACAACATCAATAAACGTTTCACTTGCTGACAGTCCTATTGCTCCAGGTACATATAATAGAATTACATTTGATACAAAAGGGGTTGCACAAAGTGGTACACTAGTTGACTACTTAACTGACGGTTCTAATATTAGTAGATTAACTAATGACGCAGGTTACTTAACAAACGAACAAGCAATTAACTTTAATATTGTTGGTGATGATTCAACAGGCTTTAATATGGCCAACCAAGGTACATTCCAATTTGTAGGTACTAATGGTGTTACAATTACTGCCGCACAAGACCAAACTACTCCAACTGTTACTATTGACGGAACAAGTTTCTTACAAGCAGGCAATAATATAAGTGTGCTTACAAATGATTCAGGTTACTACAAAGCAGGTGATTCTATACTTGGTAACTTTACTGGTAGTGTGTTTAGTGATAACTCTACTCTAGTACTTGACGGCTTAACAGGACAACTACATGGTACACTTAACGGAATACTTAAAGGTGACGTAAGAGGTAGCGTGTTTGCAGATGATTCTACAATGATCATTGATGGCGGTACAGGTAAAGTAGCAACTGCACAACTTGATACATATGCAGAAGGATTACATGATTATACAATTACAGGATCATCAAGCGGAAGTTTAACAACAACTACAGGCTTCCAAAAAATGAGTTACACTAAAATAGGAAACCGTTGTTTCATTAGTGGTAAACTACAAACGTCAAACGGACAGGCATTACCATCAGGTGATATAAGAATTAGTCTTCCATTTGCATGTGCTGACTTAACTGATCAAGGCGGACAAACAGGATTTCCAATTATGCTGTATAACGTGTCTGGATTTAGTGGAGGTGTTACAGTACATGCTCAAATTGAAGAAAGTAATTCATTCTTTACTATTGTCACAGTAGACGCTAACGGAACGGACAGTACACAATCTTTTAGTGATATCTCCAATAGTGGTATGGAAATTTTAATTAACGGCCACTATCCCGTATAATAAATACACATACACTAAGGCAACTTAGGCACAAAGGCATATAAAAGGAGAATCAAGGCATGAAAGCAAATCTATCTTCGTCCAATCTGGACAATAAATCCAATTACGAACACAAAGTGGTAAAATTGGTAAAATCTACAATTGACAAAACCTCTGAAGCAGTGTATTATAATACTAATACTGGTAAAACTGGTATTATTAAAACTAATGGCTTAAGGAGGCAAAACACAATGGCTAAAAGTATAGAGGTACTTGAAAACATCAAGACGATCTGCCGCAATGAATGGGGCAACGAATCGGTGTATGAAGGACCGTCAGGCAAATATAAATGGGAAGTAGGCAGAGACACAGGCAATGGTATAATCAACGGCGTTGTACGTAAATTTGTTGCAGAAGACAAAGACGGCAATGAGATTTACACAGTAGCAGGTAGTTTCAAAATCAATAACGACGGTGAAGTATCACGTTGGACAGGGTTACCGAGACGATTCCAAAAAGAAGCAAGTGAACTAGCAAAATTAACAAACGGTCATACTAACGGAGACTAAAATGCAGTTTAAAGAGGCTTGTTGGAGAATGCCCAAGGAGGACCGTATGGCGCTTTGGATGAAACGAATAGAAAGTGTTGACACAGTGCTTGAAACAGCAAACACAGGCTGGCAACTAAACTATTGGGGAAGTGTTCGAAGACAACTTGTATATCAACTATCACTGTTAAGCAACGATAAAGTTTATGAAAAATAAATTTAAAAAGTTCTTACCAACATTATTCAGATACACAATAGTAATCACTATTATTGGAGTAGCGTATATATACGGAACTTGGCGTCCTAACGATATTGTAAAGAACAAGATCATTCACACAGTTGAAGCAGATGTAGTCGAAACTGCACACAGTTTTGGTTTACATGAACCTTCGTTCGAATACAATAATGACGAATCATTTATTTCATCTTTAAAAACTTGTATTGATTATATCAATTTTAAAACTGCACCAAGGCAAAGAATACCAAGTGCTATTATAATAAGCATGGCAGGAATTGAATCCGCTTGGGGTACAAGTAGATTTGCAACAGAAGGCAATAATCTATTTGGAATAAGAACATGGGATCCAGATGCACCGCAACTCAAACCATTAGAAGTTCCTAATGCTAGATTTGGAGTAAAAGTGTATAAAACAAAATGTTCTAGTGTACAGGATATGATTGATACAATTAATAACCATTCTGCATATAAAGACTTTCGTAAAGAAAGAGAAAAACAATATGATAATGGAGATTGGGATTACCGAAGATTGTTAGAAAAACTAGATGCTTGGAGTACAAATCCAAAATACGCAGGCATAGTTTTTGATACAATTATAACTAGACAATTACCATAAATGGAGTTACAATAACTATTATGACAATGCATCTAGCAAGAGGGTTGACTACTCTCAACACAAAAAAACGTAAGTCTAAAAAAGTTACAGAAGCACAACTTAAAAAGTATGAAGTGCAATGGCGTCAGCATAACAAAGAAATGCGTCGAAAGCATCTTCATCAGCATCAGTTTGAACAACTAGATGATTATATCGCTTACTGTAAAGGGCAGTACAAGCCTAAACAAACAAAAGCAGTATCAAGTGTTCCGTGGCAATATTCAAGTCCACAAACAAGAACAACTGAAAACATTCCAAGTCTTGCATCAAAGGAAAGTTTTGCACCTGCTACTAGAAAAGAATCAATGCAATACACAGGTGAACGCAAACTTGTAGGTATTGCTATGATGCACAAAAGTAATCTTGTTCCTGTATTTGCGGACGAAGATGATACAACAGGATCTAAACAAGCGACAGAGATCGCACAAATGAGGAGAAACTAAAATGGCTGACCCAGCACTAAAGACATCCAAACTAGCATATCAAATTCTAGGAGATGTAAAAAAAGTATCGCCCAAAGCAGGAGACGTTATTGTTGTAGAACATAAACTTCCGTTAGCAACAGGTGATAGAATGAAAGTACAAAAACAATTTCAGAGTTTATTTCCAAATAATACTGTAGTAGTAATGCAGGCAGGAATGGAAATGAAATTAGTCGGAACTGGTGGAGGACAAGGGTAGGTTCACTTTGGTAAACTTAACCGTTGACAAAACCGGTAATGATGTTATTATGTATATATAGGCTAAACAAACAGGCTAACAAAGGAGGCAATAATGAAAGGCTTATTTAAAATCGCAGTTGCAGGAGTAATTGCAAGTACACTTGGTGCTTGTTCATCTATGACAACTATCGCAGAAAGAGACACATATGCACAACCTAAATGGTATGCGTCATGTGCCCAATCAGGAACCGAAGGATACTTTTGGTGGACTAAAGAGTATGCATATGCATGTGGGGCTGGAGAAAGTATTTTCCAACAAGCCGCAGAAGAGCAGATGTATGCTATTGCAATGAATAATTTTGCAAAACGTATCAACGGTAACGTAAACTCAAAAACAGAACTTGAGTTTAAAAACGACAGTAAGACAACTAATACATTTATTTCTTACGTTGTAAAAGATACACCAATTACACAACACATCGAAGAAGATAGAGCAACTTATGTATACGCAGGTAAACAATATACTTTCGTAAAACTTAGAATGCCTAAAGATGTATTTGATAGTTTGGTAGCAGAGTCTAAGACACAGAGAACAGACTAATGAGGTGCTTGGTAATCCTATTTGGATTAGCAGTTATGACAGGATGCTCAAGCACTCCTAAGATGGTAGTTGATCAATCACAGTATTGTCATACGTCAAGTACGAAGATACTGAAAGATAGTACTACTAGTTCTAGTGAAGTGATAGTAGAGTGTACTGACAAACCTAATCCTAAAATGACACTACAAAGTGGCTTTGATGGTCGCAAGTGTGGATGGGCAAGACAAAGTTATCCTGTTGCAGGAAAATTAACTACAAGTTATACAATGGCTTGTCAACTACAAGATGGGAGTTGGACTTATGTACCGAACGTTATTGCTCAGTAGTGTACTATTAATTTTAGGTGCATGTTCTTCACACAATTATAATAGTCCTGTAAGTAGCAACATGTCTATAAACAGTAAGTACAATCACACAGGTAATAGTGTGTCGACATCTGTTACAAGGATTATAGAAAACACAGTGTGGCGTATGCCACCAGAGGCGGCAAGTAAGCATACACAATCAATTTACTTTGCTATTAACAACATGACTGATGGCGAATCGATTAATTGGCAAGATGCAAAAAGCAACACATCAGGTAGTGTTAAAATTGTTATGACAAATACATACGGTGGTTCGTATTGTAGATTACTTAACAGTCAAGTATGGTATGAAACTAAGACTAGAAATTTGAGCGAGTATGCTTGTTCAACTAACATGGGAAAGTCTTGGACATTTAGACCATATTAAATAAGTACCAGGTTTACTAACACCAAATATAAGGTTAAATACAAGACTATGTTATACGGTATACTTACACTATTATCTGCCTTAACAATTTCGGCAGTGGCTATATACTATTCCATTGCAGGTCTAGTGGCTATTTTTGCCGCGGCGGCAATTCCCATTATTATTATGGGTACTGCATTAGAAATAGGTAAACTTGTTACCGCAGTATGGTTACACAAGTATTGGCAACAAGCAACATGGTGGCTTAAAACATATCTCACAACCGCAGTTATTGTTCTCATGTTTATTACAAGCATGGGTATATTTGGATTCTTATCTAAAGCACATATTGAACAAACAAGTGCAGGCGAAGAAAGTGTTGCACAAGTAGAACGTCTTGCAGGTGAGATTGAAAGACAACAAGATATTATTGTTCGTGCTGAAGAAAAAATTAAAAAATTAGAAACAAGTACAGTTGGTGGCGATGCTAACATACAATCACAAATAGATGCTGAACAAGAACGTATTGACAAAGCATATATTAGAGTACAACCTGCTATTGATGAACAACAAAAAATTATTGATAGTCAAGCAACACTATATAAAAATGAACTTGCTAAAATAGATGCTGAGATGGAAACTCTACAAGGTTACATCGATAGTGGTGATACTAAAAAAGCACAACAAATGATTGGTGCTAGTGCTGACGGTATCTTTGGTAAAAAGACTGCTGACAAGATTGGTGACTGGCAAGAAGAAAAAGCAAAAGAACGAAACGAACTTATTGATAAGATTGAACGTGCTAGTAACAATCCTCAAGCAAAAGCGGCCGCAGAAGAAATTAAACGTCTACGTACTACTGTAGAACAACAAATAAAAGATTCAAATGCTCTTATTAATCGTTTACGTAATCAACTAGGCGATACTGATAAGACAGCAGACATTGACGCACAAGTAGATGCACAAAACTTAAGAATTAAAAATGCTAACACAGAAATAGATACACTAACAGATGAGAAGTATGCACTTGAAGGTGAGTACAGAAAACTTGAAGCAGAAGTAGGGCCTATCAAATACATTGCAGAATTTGTTTATGGTGAAAATGCTACACAAAACATGTTAGAAGAAGCAGTACGTTGGGTTATTATTATAATCATATTTGTATTTGATCCACTAGCAGTACTATTACTAATTGCATCACAATATACATTCCATTGGAGAAACACGGGAGGTAGTTTGCCCCCAAAGCACGATCCGGACAACGATCCGGATAACACTCCAACAGTTACACAAGAAGAGTGGGACGAAGCACACAGACAAAACTATGAGTTTGATCGTGCTAAAGCAATTGATGCCAATATTCCCCCGGACACAGAAGAAAAGAAAGAGTCCGTAATATCTAAAAAAAAGACTGACCAATATCTCCTTTGGGAAGACATAGATCCTGAACCGCAAGAAACTGTAGAACAAGAAGAAATTAATCCGCAGAAAACTGTTGATCCAAATCAAATAGAAATTGATTTTGATACAGAGCCTAAGAAAAAGTATACTAAAACAATAAATCCGTTTTTCTATGCTGACGAAAAAGTAAATGATGTTGATGATACTATTGACGATATGAAAGACAAAGGGCAATGGCCGGATCAAGCATCAAAAGAATCACAACAAACAGTTACTCAACAACTTGAAAAGATTGATGACTTAGATGCTTGGAATAGTTGGGTAGAGAAAGCAAACGAAGAAGCAGAAAATAATCCAGAAGATTTTAAACAAAATTCAGAACAGAATGAAAATAGTGTGTTTAACAAAATAAACAAAGCAAGACAAAACTTTGATCCTAGCAAGATTAAAGAACTAGAAATTACTGAAGAACAGTATAGAGACGCAAGTCAAAAGCATATCATATCTCTTATAGAAAGGTTAAAGGACGGACTAATTAAAGTAGACGACCTTACAGAAACTGAAGCAAATAAGATTACTACATTATTAGATAAGAATTAATATGCCAAATAAAATAAACTTGATCACACCACCCGATAACTTATACAACAACAACTTTTCTTTAAATCTAATCAATACTACAGATGCTGAAAAAGAAAAGATTAGTAACTACTTGGGCAAACAAAAAGATGATAGAGAAATAAACTTGTATGCATATACAAATGAAAGTAATCCTACTTGGTTACTTAACAGAGTAAATGGTGAAATTAAAACCTATATTAATCTTGACAATACTAGTGATATTAGTGTACAATATACTAGTTACATATTAAGTAAGAGTAACGTTTACTACTACACAGAGGATAAAAATATGAAAGAAGTTTACAGTCTGATTAGTACAAACAATGTAACTGGCATCAATAATTTTTTAGATAAGGTATACAATGAGCAATAAACAACAAGATCACCACTGTCACTTTTGTGGCAAAGATAAAAAAGAAGTAACCAAATTAATTGTCGGTGACGACAGTGCAATTTGTAATGAATGTATTGATTTATGTGTAACTATTTTAACTAAAGAAAAAGTCAAAAGTATTCATACTAAGAAAGAAGCATTTGATACAACTAAACTTAATCCAAAAATGATTAAAGAGTATCTTGATCAACATGTAATTGGACAGGAACAAACAAAGTTAGCAATGAGTGTTGCAGTAGCACAACACTACAAAAAATTAAACAATCCAAGTGATGATATTAAATTAGATAAAACTAACGTAATGGTTATGGGTCCAACAGGATCAGGTAAAACATTAATTGCACAAACTATTGCAGACTTCCTTAATGTACCGTTTGCTATTTGTGATGCTACAACACTTACAGAAGCAGGATACGTTGGTGATGATGTAGAAAGTATTATTACTAGGCTAGTAACAGAAGCAGATGGAAACATTGAACTAGCACAACGTGGTATTGTGTTTGTAGATGAAATTGATAAAATTACAAAAAAATCACAAAACGTTTCAGTTACAAGAGATGTTAGTGGAGAAGGTGTACAACAAGGTCTTTTAAAGATTATTGAAGGAACTAAAGTTAGAGTTAATGCAGGACAAAACAAACGTAAGCATCCAGGTGCTGAAATGGTAGACATTGATACAACAGATATATTATTTGTAGTTGGTGGTGCATTTGTTGGATTGGATAAACTACTATCAGAACGTACAAATCAAAACGGAATGGGTTTTGGTGCAGACATACAAGATCCAAATGCAGAAGCAGACTTATCACAAATACTTCCAGAAGACTTAATCAAGTACGGTTTCATTCCAGAGTTTATTGGTCGTTTTGGCTTAATTACATACGTAAATCAGTTGACACAAGAGCAACTATGTAGTATTATTAAAGAGCCTAAGAACAGTTTAGTAAAACAATATAGTTATTTGTTTGGACTAGACAATATAAACTTAGAGTTCACTGATGGAGCAATTAAAGCGATTGCTTCCAAAGCACAAGAACTTAAGACAGGTGCTCGTGGACTTAAAAAGATTATAGAAGAGGCATTGTTACAGTATCAATATGACGCTGAGGATTTAGCGGCAGAAGGTTTGGAGACTATAACGATACAAGAAGAAACGATAACTAATAGCGACACACCGTTACTGGTATATAGAAACAAAAGGACAAATGGCAAAAAACATTAAGGTAAGAACAATGGCACAAGTTAGAGACCCCAACGAAGCGGGCCTGAGTGTAGTAGTACGTGGCGAAGGTGAACGAGAGTTTATGAAAGCCATGCGTAAGTTTAAACGTAAAGTTGCTGAAAGCGGAATTATTAATGACTTCCGAGACAAGCAGTACTATGAAAAACCTAGCGATAAGAAACGCAAGGCTAAGAAGCAGGCAGTACGTAGGCAACAACGTGCATTGTTAGATGAAAAAAACAACTACTAATAGGCAATAGAAATGGCAACACATGCAATGATAGACCTAGAAACTCTAGGCACTAAACCAGATTGTGTGATACTAACATTAGGCGCAATCAAATTCGACCCTTTCACTAATGAAGAACCACACAGTGGTCTTTATCAAAAACTTGACATAGACGAGCAAGATAAATTAAAAAGAACACAAGATGAAAGCACTATCGAATGGTGGGGTAAGCAAACCCAGAGTGTGCAAGAAGAAGCCTTTTCAGAAGAAGGGCGTATTAGTTTAGATCAAATGACAAAAGAGATCAACAAGTTTCTTGTTGGTGTTGATGTAGTATGGGCTCAAGGGCCTGCTTTTGATATTGTTATATTAGAAAATTTATACCAGCAATTAGGATTACCTATACCGTGGAACTTTTGGCAGATAAGAGATAGTAGAACATTGTTTAGTTTACTATCTAAAGATCCACGTAAAGCAATTCAGCAAGAAGCACACAATGCCTTGGCTGATTGTTACTATCAAGCATTATCGGTACAGACCGCATACAAGGAGTTAAACTTAAATGCGAATTGAAGAAGATTTAAAACTAGATTATAAAGATGTATTAATTAGACCCAAACGTAGTACGTTAGGTAGTCGCAAGGAAGTAGACTTAGAACGTGGATTTACTTTCCGCAACTATAGACCATACGTAGCAACTGATGTATTACCAGATGGATATCCAGTAGTACAAGAACAATACAGACACTATCGCGGCACACCTATTATGGCGGCTAACATGGACGGAGTTGGTACATTTGAAATGGCTGATAAGTTAGCAGAAGGTAAAATTTTTACTTGCTTGGTTAAAACTTATAGTATAAATGAATTAGTTAACTATTTTGATAGTGACATGCCAGAACGTACAGACTATGTTGCTATGAGTATTGGTATTACAGATGCCGATCATGCAAAGTTTAGAGATGTATATGAACAAACAGGCAGTAGACTAAAGTATGTTTGTATTGATGTAGCAAATGGTTATAGTAGTCGCTTTAGAGATACAGTATCAGAATTTAGAATGATGTATCCAAATCTAGTAATTATAGCAGGTAACGTGGTTACCGGAGAGATGACAGAGGAGTTGATTCTTGCAGGAGCAGATATTGTTAAAGTTGGGATTGGGCCTGGTAGTGTTTGTACTACTAGGATACAGACTGGTGTTGGATATCCGCAGTTATCCGCAGTCATGGAATGCGCCGACGCGGCACATGGCCTTGGTGGACATATTATCGCTGATGGCGGTTGTACTTGTCCTGGCGATGTTGCTAAAGCGTTTGCTGGAGGTGCTGACTTTGTAATGCTAGGAGGTATGCTTGCCGGACACGATCAAGGTGGCGGTGAAGTAATTACTAAACACTATCTTTCAAAAGAAGCAACTCTTTTAGACAATGGCAATTACATGCCACATTACGAACAAAAGCAGTTTGTACAGTTTTATGGCATGAGTAGTGATGCCGCAAATAAAAAGCATTTTGGTGGACTAAAGGACTATCGTTCATCAGAAGGCCGTGAAGTGTTTGTTCCCTATAGGGGCGATGTTGCGGCTACAGTACAAGATTTACTAGGCGGATTGCGTAGTACTTGTACATATGCAGGTGCTATTAGACTTAAACACTTAATGCGTTGTACAACGTTTATTAGGTGTACACAACAGTTTAATAGTGTTTATGCTAATAACTAATAAGGAAAGACAATGATTAAAGGATTTAAAATCCCAAATACAACGTTCCAAGTTAGAACTGGCGATTCGGTCTTAGATGACGGTTGCAGTTTTGATGAAGGTATGTGGACAACAATGACAACAGATGACTACTTCAAAGGTAGACGTGTTGTGTTGTTTAGTTTACCAGGTGCGTTTACACCAACATGTACATCAACACAATTACCAAGTTTTGAAGAAAATTATAATACTATTAAATCATTAGGTATTGATGAAGTATATTGTTGTTCAGTTAATGATACATTTGTAATGAATGCATGGGCTGAGATACTTAAAGTTAATAATGTAAAAGTTATTCCAGATGGTAGTGGAAACTTTACACGTTACATGGGTATGCTTATTGGTAAGAATCATAGAGGCTTCGGAAATAGAAGTTGGAGATACATGGCTGTTATTAATGACGGCGTTGTAGAACAATGGTGGCAAGAGCCAGGCATTAACAATGACGGTTCAGATGCTGATCCATATATTGAAACAACTCCAGAAAATATGATGACTTACTTACAGACTGCATCAACTCCAGAGTAAGTATCACACAATTAGCATTAACTTAAATAGAACTGTTAGAGGCATGGTGTTTCTAACAGTTTTTAACGACCGCTAAGATTACATCGAAGCATTAAACAACAGGAGAAATTACCTTGGAAAATATAAACTTGCTGTACAAGGGGCAAGAATACCTACTGTTTATTGCGTTCATTATGATGATTGCGGGTTTGATAAAAGAACATAATTTGTTTGCAGGTGCTTATGCCTACATACAAAAAGTGTTTAAATCAAAACGTGTAATTGTTGCACTAATGAGTGCGTTTACTGGTATACTTCCCATATCAGGTCGAGTAACAGTTTCGGCTGGTATGTTAGACACCCTCGCTCCTCCGAAAGGATCACCAGGACGAGAGAAGTTTGGCATTATCGACTATCTATCAACTCACCACTACTATGTTTGGTCACCATTGGAAAAGACTATTCTTATTCCTATGGCCGCATTTAGTATTGGATACGGAGCAGTTGTGTTCAAACTACTGCCTCTATTAATTGTATCACTAGGAGTAGTGTTTACATATATTACCTTCTTTGTAAAAGAAGATGACATCGAACTTAACACACAGAATAAACATTTTAAAGTATCAAACGTTATTAGAAATGTGTTTCCGTTTTTAGTTGCTATTGTTCTAGCACTTAAACCAATTGGAGGGTTAGACCCGTGGTTAGTGTTTGGTGCATTACTATTTTACTATATGATTCTTACGTTAACATGGGATTATAAAAAGTTACTAGGCTTTGTAGATTTTAAGTTACTTGCTTGGGTAGCAGTTATCATTGTAGTTGCAAACTTTACTAGAGAGAATACTAATGACATCAAAGCATATCTTGAAAATACTGCATTTGATATTAATACAATAACAGGATTTAGTATCATAAGTGCGTTAGCATTTGGATCAGCATTCTTGTTTGGTTCAAGTAGCAGATTTGCCGCTATTACTACTATACTATCTTTAGTATACGGAGTTGAATATTTTGTATGGTTCTTTGCATTAGATTACGCAGGATACTTAATATCACCTATGCACAAATGCATGGCAATTGGTAAACTATACTTTGGCACACCTTGGAAGAGATACTTAAATGCACTAGGTGCATGGATAGCATTACTTTTAGGTGCAGGTGCACTTACACTAATAATTTAAAAAACTTAGGTATCGGGCGAGGCTAATAATTTCGCCCGATCAATCAAATGAAAAAAATTCTCACAACATTAATTTTATGTTTCCCTATGTTAGCATGGGCGGATGATTTCGATAGCAATCAATTCACACTAAAAATACAAAACTCAAACTATGGTATAGAAACAAGACAGTATACCAACAGTGAGCGTTCTCATATACAAATAGAAAAGTATGTAGGCAAATGGAAGTTTGCATATAGGTATGATGAAAACGGAAGTAAAACTGAACATCGTCCACGTATAGACTATAAACTATATGATAACGGTTTAGTTTACATAAAGCCTCGAGTTGAATATCGTTACTACGAAGGTACACGCAACGACTATTGGAGAGTAAGATCTGCAATAGGGTTAAGAGTAAAAGGTATGTACTTAGAAGTTAATCCAATGCTTAGACTAGGTAGTGGTTACAGTAATGATTTAAGTATAGATGAATATCAAACTAAACTAGGCTATAAGTTTCCACTAGGTACAAAAGCACAACTTAATATGTTCGTGCAACGAGATAGTGATAAGAACTTTAATAAAACAGATATGCTGTTTGGTACTAGTTTAGGATTTAAATTTTAAAGTTTAACAGTGTCTTGTTTATAACGTCCGGCCATGATCCAGTTTACACTGACTCGGCTGGGCGTTGTAGACTTAATTGGATAGTGATTTAATCTTGCATCAAAAAATACCGCAGTATTTTCTTTATGATGATATTCAGTTCCATCAATAACTGTACCACCGTCAGCATCATTTAGATAGTATAACAAACTCCAACGATTTTCATTTTCGTTATCAATATGTGGACTTGTTACTTGTCCAGGAGCATACATGTTTGCTCTGCATCTCATTATATGCTCAATTTGTAACCAACTTTCATTGTGATATGCAAAACTATCAAATGCATGAGTAAGACTTGGTGCTAGGTACCATTTGTCGTCCCCTGTAGGTTTATCATAGAATTGTGTAGCAAAACATCTTGCATAAGGGTCTGGATCATCAATAACTGAAATGCCTGGATAGTGCCACGGAAACCCTTGATGAAGAATTTCTTTCTTAATACGTATGTGTAACCATTCTTCTGGTAAAAATGGATCTAATACTATTGGTTTTTTAGTTAATTGTACATCTATCAATTTATATTTCCTTAACGATTAATATGATGGTTGTCATCATAGTACTGGACAATATGCTCATCGTCTTTGTCTTGTAGTTTTTCGCTCCACCAACTTAAGAGTATTGCTACGAAACCAATGGAAAGTATTACCCAAAAGAATGGCTCAGTGGTCAGCAAATGCCATAGCACTTGCAAACCATCTGTATCTGTATAATCTATTTCAGCCATGCTACTTTTTCGCCTGCATCTATTCTACGCTGGTGTTCTTCAACTGAACCTGGATATCTCCAAGCCCAAATACCTACTAATACCATAAAGCCTCCGCTCCATAATACTGCTTTAATGTTACCAGTTGCAAAGAATGTAATTGCTAAGGTAGAAGCCATCATAGCGGCCATTAAGTATTTTCCTTTTGTAGGAAATACTCTTTTCTTATTCCAGTTAGTTAAAAACTTACCAAACCACGGATGGTTGTATAACCATTTTTCCATTTTTGGTGAACTCTTTGCAAATGCCCATGCGGCAATTACAAGGAAGATTGAAAAAGGTATTCCAGGTGTTACTACTCCGACATAGGCTAGACCAACACATAGAAAACCAATTGCTTGATACATATATTTTTTTATTTTATTCATATTATTTTGTGCCTTTCTAACACTGTAAGTAATTTATCCACAAGTTCATCCATCATTCCTGATGAGTGATTAGGGCCAGGACAAAACCTTAAACGTTCTGTGCCTTTTTCAACAGTAGGATAATTTATTGGTTGCACATATATTCCGTCTTTGTATAATAAATCGTCTGATATTTGTTTACACTTTACAGGGTCTTTAATCATAACTGGAACAATATGGCTATTGTTTTCAAGTATCGGAATACCTTTGTCTATAAACTTTCGTTTTAGTTCTTCCGACTTTACTTGCAACATCATTCTAAGTTCTTTATGTTCTTTTACATACTTTACTGATGCTAATGCACCTGCACATAAAACAGGACTCATTGATGTTGTAAATATAAATGCAGGTGCGTAACTTCGTATTGCATCTATAAATGTTTTGTCGGCGGCAATATATCCGCCTTGTACTCCATATGCTTTGGCTAGAGTACCATTGATTATATCAGGCTGTACATTTCTTTCTTCGCACACGCCTCCACCGTTTGGTCCATATAATCCTACAGCATGTACTTCATCTATGTAACTTATTGCGTTGTACTTTTTACATAGTTTAACAATATCACCTACTGGTGCTATGTCGCCGTCCATACTGTAAACAGATTCAAACACAACCATTTTAGGTCCTGTAATCTGTTTTAGTTTTAATTCTAATTCTTTTAAGTCATTGTGTGTCCAAATAACTTTTTTAGCACCACTGTGTCTTATTCCTTGTATTAATGAACTATGATTGTTGCTGTCACTAATAAATGTAATGTCTGGAATAATTTTTGCAATAGTTTCTATTGTAGTTTCGTTTGCATTAAAGGCACTAGTGAATAATAGTGCTGATTCTTTGTTGTGTAAACGTGCTAGTTCTAGTTCAAGTGCAACATGATAATGAGTTGTACCACTAATATTTCTAGTACCACCACTACCTGCACCTGCTGTTTCGAGTGCAGTTTTCATTGCATCTAAAACAAATTGATGTTGACCCATACCTAAGTAATCGTTAGAACACCAATTAACAATTTTTGTAACAGCATACTTTGAATACCAGATTGCTTTAGGGAAATCCCCACACTCTCTTAGAATATCGTTGAACACACGATACCTGCCCTCTTCTTTAAGGTTTAGTATCGCCTGTTCAAATTTATCAATGTGTTGCATTTAGTTCTGTTTCTAAGTCTGCTTGATGTTGCATTAACTTTTCAATGTTGTCTAGCATTTCCTGTCTTAGAGGACTTTGCATAGGTAACTTTCTAAACCTAATTTTAAGAACTTTAATTTCGTTCTTAAGTTTTTGAATCTCAAGTCTAACATTTGAATCATCAATAACTGGTATAGATGCTGTTGCTACTGGTTTGCTTTCCAAAGTAATATTCAGCGTATCCATAATCAAATCGATCTTTTTCTCTAACAAATCTAATCTTTTGTTTGTATCCATGTTATATCCTATTATGTACGTATATTATTTATCATGCTTGTTTGATCTAAAAATATTTCCAAAAAGACTTGACTTTTTACTATTAATGCTTATATAATATATGTAACAGATAAAACTGTTATAAATAAAAATGTACGCCGAAAGGGTACAACAATTAATCTTGCTTAATAAAGGAGAAATAATATGACAAGACTAACAACTCTAGACCTACCTAACTTCCAAAGAGCCACAATTGGCTTTGATAGACTGTTTAACGAAATGGAAAGACAGTTCGCAAATAGTCCAAACGGAAACGGGTATCCCCCATACAATATAGCACAAATCAACGATGATGAGTATATGATCTCATTAGCAGTTGCAGGCTTTGGTATGGACAACCTTTCAATTACCACAGATGGTGATCAATTGAAAATCGAAGGAACTGCTCCAAAAGGAGATGAAGATGTCAACTACCTACACAAGGGTATTGGCGGACGCAACTTCCGTAGAGAGTTTACACTCGCTGACCATGTTAAAGTAGCAGATGCTAATCTTGAACTAGGTATGCTGAATGTGCATTTAGTACGTGAAGTACCAGAAGCACTAAAGCCAAAGACTATTAAAATTAATAGTCCTAAGTAATACACAGCAATATAGGGGGAGTGTTTTGGCACTCTCCCTTCTTGCATTATTAATTAATCTAGTGTATTATATACTATAAATATTAAAAAGGGTTAAAGGTAACTATTATGACAACTCATACAGATACAGTAACAAAAGAAAAACAAATATCTGCTATTAAAGAACCTGGCATGTACAAGGTTACATTTTTTAATGACAATGTAACTCCTATGGACTTTGTTGTACAAGTACTAAAGGAAATCTTTAAACATAATATAGATAGAGCAGAAGCAATAATGCAACAGATCCATCAAAATGGACAAGGTGTTGCAGGAATCTACACATATGAAATTGCAGAACAAAAAGGTGTAGAAACAAGCGTACTAGCAAGAGAAAGCGGTTATCCACTTCAGGTCAAAGTAGATCTTGCATAATGGATGCCTATCAATTTGCCAATATTGGATATGTAATTGCTGACGTTGATTCAAACGTTTTAGATATTCTTAGGCAAAAAGCAAATAGTTTAAAACAAAACTTTACTAGTGGTGTTGACTACAATAAAAATCTTGCAGGTAATATTGAAAACGAATTTGACTTATCAGATATTAAAACACAATGCGAGCCGTTTATATTAAATGCTTGTAAGTTTTACAAAGATAACTATCCTGCATACAAACCACAGTTAGTAAGACAGTCACAAATTATATTAAAAGACTTTTGGATTAACTTTCAAAAGAAACATGAATTTAATCCTGTTCATAATCACACAGGACTTTTTAGTTTTGTTATATGGTTAGATATACCGTATAATATAAATGATGAGTTAGCAACTGGTCCAGGAAAACAAAGCAACAATAATCTTGCAGGACACTTTGAATTTGCCTTTAGAAATACACTAGGCGAACATAGTACAGTACCTATTCCTGTAGACAAAAAATTTAATGGAAAGATTTGTATTTTTCCTAGTGCAATGCCACACACAGTATATCCTTTTTACACTAGCGATGATTATAGAATCACTGTTAGTGGTAATGTAAACTTTTCTGAGTAAATATCAATATGGCAACACTTAAAGAACTAACCTGGGAATTTCATAAATCTGCAGAACGTAGCAACTTTGCACGTAAACTTCTCAAAGGACAACTTACAGAATCACAATACGCAGAGTATCTATACAATCAATTGTTTATATACCAAGCACTTGAAGAATGGGCAGGACATGCAGGCATTCTTAAAGGTATTGAAGGTATATGTAGAGCAGAAGCAATTAAAGAAGACTTTAATCAAATAGGTGGAAACTTTACTATAAAAGGCAGTGCAGTAGACTACAAAGAACATCTGTTTAAACTACACGAATATGATCCAGAACAATTACTTGCTCATATATATGTTAGACACTTTGGTGATCTACATGGCGGACAGATGATTGCTAAACGTGTACCCGGTGACGGAAACTACTATAAATTTGATGGCAAAGAAAAAGAACTTATTGCTGAAGTACGTAGTAGACTAGAAGGTAAAGAAGACCTATTCGTTGACGAAGCAATTAAATGCTTTCAATTTGCTACAGAACTATTCAAGGAGTTAAGCAATGAGTGAACTTTGGAATAAACTTAATGATTGCAAATTCAACATTATTGATATGTTCGACGAGTATGGAACAGAATATGCTGAAGATGGATTAGACTATTTCAATCAACCTGACAACGGTTGGATTAACCGTGTGTGGCAAAACAATAACATTCGTAGAGCACATATCGATGTCGTAGATGCTACTACTACAAAAGGCCTATGGATGATGCACGTTTGTATTTTTCCGCAACTACATAACAATGGTCCTATATACGGATTTGATGTTATTGCAGGTAAAAATAAAATGACAGGTGCATTTCATGACTATAGTCCACTAGGTGGACCTAATGGGCAAGGTGCTAATCATAATATGGTAGAATGGTTTGAAGATACTGTAAGTGAATATGTTCCTAGCAAAAAACGTGAATTACCAGAATGGGCAACTAACATATTTTCAGGCTCTATGGTTGCGGCAGGTAATGTAAGTGATATGGACGAAGCAGACACTATTATTGACCTAGCACAGAACAACTTAAAAGTATATCTTGAATCCATTGGTGATCATAATAACACAGGTGATCGCGACACAGTGCTTGAAGGACAAAACTGGTACTGTCACAATCAGCAACAAAACCCACATACACCTAAAGTAATGAAGTCATTAGGACTTAACGAAGCAGATGTAGAACGATTTTGCACTGATATGTTATTTCCAAAAAAGGTATAAATATTGCTATGAGAGCATTAGAATTCTTACGAGAGTATACCGATCCTGAAACGGCAAAGCAAGACATCTTTGATAGAGTCAAAGATCTTGATCCTAATGACGAAGAACAAGTTCAATTATTAGATCGTGTATACACACTATTACACAAAACAAATGTTGTTGACAGAATCTTTCCTAAGATTAGTAAAGAGTTAGCAGGCGAGTATGGTGAAAAAACTATTCAACTTATATCTGAAAAGATGGCAGGTGCTAACGGTTTAAGTATTGCACAAAAGAACAAGTTCTTAGATAACTTTGAAAAGAACAAATGTGTTAATCATGCTTGTTTCTTAAAAGACGGACACTACAACTTTGATGATTTATTTTACGGAGACAAAGTAAACGAAATAATGTTTATGGAGTTTATCAAATTTGGATTAGGTCAAAAAAGAGCAGGTAAAGGCGAACATGCGTTTGCTATTCTAAGTCAAAATATAACGCAACAAGGTACAGGTGATTTAATGGTAACAACTGGTAGAAACCCAGATGGATCTGCATCAGGTGTACCAGTAGAATTAAAAGTTGCACACTCAGAAAATATAGGTGGAGCAAAAGGTCCTACAGGCTCAGGTAGACTAGGAGAAGGTGGTGTTAGTACACGTGATGTTATTGATGTACTACAAAAGTTTCCTACAGTATCACAAGCCATTAGCGATTACCAAAGCGGTGGACTACAAGATATGGAAGGTTATAAAACAAGTAAACTAAGAACCATAGACAAGCCACAAAAAAGTATTAACGTAGTTGATTTTGTAAGAGTAGTAAATCATTTAGATATGTCAACGCAGGAAAGACAAGCATTAGGTAATGCTATTTTCCAACAAAGATTCCAAACTTACGGAGATACAATTACAAGTGTTTTCCAAACACCTAACGTAAATCCAGACAAAGTACTTAATGCATATGTTCAAGCAAACTTTGACTGGTATAAAGAACATCACGATATGGGCGGAGCATGGCGAACTGCTTCTAGTTTAGTTGTTGGAAACCGTTCAATGATAACTGCTTCATCAGGCGAAAGCATGGTTAAGTTAATGACTGGAGCATCAATTAAAAAATCGCTACCATCAATTATTCCTACACAAGGAACAGACACGTTCTTCCAAGTTAATCCAACTGCCAAATAAAAGGTTGACTTCTTAATCTAAAATAAGTATAGTGTAAGTAACGCTAATACACAGGAAGGAATTTATGTTGAAAGAAATATTGATCTCAGCGGCTAAGAAACATGCCGAAGCAGAAATTGATCTGCACAAAGCAAATATTGAAGTATACATGCAACAAGTCGTAGGCATCGGAGAGCATAGCGATATTATCGAAACTGTTCAAAAAGAGTTAGATAAAATGGCAACTGCACACGATAGACTTGAAATGCTTAACAAGTACTTCTAATGCTTAACTCACCTATTCTATTTCAAACTTACTTAAAAGTCTTTACACCAGATGAGTGTAAAGAAATAGAACGGTTGGCTAAACTAGGTCATAACCAAAGAGGTATGACTGGATTTCAAACAAAAGACCCTGCTCATGAAGAAACATTTAGTGGCATTCCAAATGCAGACATACGCAAAAGCGATCTTTGGTTCTTTAATGAACCTTGGGTATACGAACGTTTACAACAGATGTTCGTAACTGCTAATCAAGAATGTCAATGGGATTTACATGTTGATCAATTTGAAGATTGTCAATACACTGTATATCACGGGCATGAGCAGGGACACTACGATTGGCACTATGATGCCCATCCTTGGCCCTATGGAGATGATACTGACTTCCCGGGTAAGTTAAGAAAATTAAGTGCAACTATACTAATGAATGATCCAAACGAATACACAGGTGGAGAGTTTGAATTAGATGGCGGTATAGAACACAACGAACGCAAAACAGAAATTGTAAAACTAGGCGGAATTGGAGATATGGTTATCTTTAGTTCAACAGTTCCACACAGAGTTTTACCAGTTACAGAAGGTACAAGAAAAAGCATGGTAGTTTGGGCATTAGGGCCGAAGTACAAATAAATACAACCATGCGTTACACACTGCTGATATTCATCGCGATATTTCTTATATCTTGCACATTCAAATTGGACAACTGTAATGCTAAACCAACAGTAACCCAAAATAAAAATCCCCAAGCACCAAGCGATTCAGATGAAAAGAGTTTGATTGACGAAGTTGAACGTCATGTTAATCCAGGTGCTGAACTTACTTGTACATATTAAATTGGATTAAAAATCTGGTTGACAAAAAAGGTTTTACCATATATAGTTAAGTTATATATGAAACAAAAACTGCTCGTAGTTCAGCCGGATAGAACATTGGTTTGCGGAACCAAAGGTCGGAGGTTCGAGTCCTCCCGAGCAGGCCAAAAACTAACAAAAGGAATGTATGACAACTAAGACACTATTAACAATCGTAGCAAGTATAACAATATTATTTGTACTTCTTGTTACAACAGCAAGTGCTGATGAAACAGTAACACCTAAGAAGAAACCTGTTATTGTTGAAAAAATAAATAACTGGGTAATCAGCGAATGGACAGATATAGTAGAATACCAAAAAAATAGTTGGCAAGAAGGTAAAGAACAAACTACAAATAATTTTAACAAAATTAAAGCATTTGTGGTTGACAATACGACAAAAAGATAATATACTATAAAAAGTTAATAAGGAAAGCGAACAATGAATACGAAGTATACAAATAATTATGAATGGTGTGGTTGTGAACCACCCGGGGGTGTCTTGTAGGCAGTTGTTCAGCAATGAATTTTAGACCCCCGGAGTTATAATGCTTACGGGGGTTTTTTTATGGGTGTGGTGTAATGGTAACACAACTGATTCCAAACCAGTTAATGGGGGTTCGATTCCCTCCACCTATGCCAAATAGGGAACGAGTAAAAACGTGGTTAGGCCTGAGCCCCTACATATAAGATCAGGCGGGAATAGGAGGTGCCCTCTAGAAAGGCCTCCACTTTGTGGGCGTGGCGGAATGGTTACGCAGTGGATTGCAAATCCATGTATACAGGTTCGATTCCTGTCGTCCACTCCAATTTTTGGTTGACATCTGGTATTACCGATGTTATAATGTATATAAGTTAGTTAGGAGAATATGATGGCAAAAGATATATGGTTAATAAGTGATACACATTTTAATCACAGTAAGATCCTTGAATTTACACAAGGTGGTAGATCTATCAGACCTTTTTCTAACGTAGATGAAATGAATCAAACAATGTTAGATAACTGGGCAAACACTGTCAAACCGCAGGACACAGTTATACACTTAGGTGATGTATTGTTTGGTGAAAACAAAGTAGAATGGTTAGAAGCAAACTTTGCAAAGTTACCTGGTAAGAAAAGACTTGTTCTTGGAAACCACGATAACGTAAAACATGTTGCTCCGTTCTTTAAGGACATACAGTTGTGGATTGAGTTACCTGGTGTTATTTGTACTCACACTCCATTACATGCAAGTACTCTTGAAGAAAGACATAGATGGGGTGATAACGGACCTGGAATAAATGCTCATGGACATATACATAGCAATCCTAGTCCAGATGGTCCTTACAAGTGTGTTTGTGTAGAACAAATTAATTTTACACCTATACACATTGATGAGGTTAGGAAAGGTTGACAGTATAGTGCTTTGGTGCTATACTGTTAATAATTAAAAATTAAGGTCCCTTCGTCTATCGGTTAGGACAGCGGGTTTTCATCTCGCAAAGAGGAGTTCGATTCTCCTAGGGACTACCAACTAAATATGTGTATGGAAGATCGTACAAAAGAAGAAATCATAAAAAATATTGAGTATATTATTGATCAATATGTTCAACCAGCAGTTGAACAACACGGAGGCTATATTAAGTTAGAAGACTTTGATGTAGAGTCAGGTAAAGTTTCTGTGTTACTTCAAGGTAGTTGTAGCGGATGTGCAAGTAGCACTATTACGCTAAAAATGGGTGTTGAGAATATGCTTAAACATTATGTACCTGAAGTAAATGCTGTAGAAGGCATGGACGATCCTAACTTCAACAATCCCTACTATTAATCAACTATGTGATAAATAGATGGACAAAGCAAATAGGCTCAATTTTTTTTTGAGCAAATTTTTTTTAGGTCGCAACTCGAAAAAAGGAAAAAAAGATGACGCAGTTAATATCCCCACAAAAATTTACAAACACAATTGGCCTTTTAAGGTCATTTTTTTTGGATAAAGGATTTTTAGAAGTCCACACCCAAAACAGACTCAGCATACTTGCCGCATGTGAAGATCCATTCAATGTAGCAACATATCAATACGCAGGCAAGACTTGGCCACTACCGCAAACAGGCCAGATGTGGCTCGAACATGAATTATTAAGTAGCCCCGATAGTAAGGGGTTTTTTTGTGTCTCCACTTCCTATAGACAGGAACCAAATGCAATCCCAGGTAGACATGATATAATATTTCCAATGTTTGAATTTGAAATGCCAGGTGACATAGATGATCTTAAAAAGATGGAGTATGAACTATGTGAATACTTAGAATTCAAAAAGCCTACTGAAAAAACTTATGCTGAATGGCAAAAGCATTACGAACTTGCAGAAGATTACGAAATGACTGCTGATGAAGAAACTAAAATGCACAAGGAGTTTGGTACAACAATGATTACAGACTTTCCAGAACTAACAAGTCCATTTTGGAATATGAGTAGAAATGCTGATGGCAAAACTGCTAAAAAGATCGATGTTATATTAGGTGGCATGGAAACTATTGGATCAGCAGAACGTTCGTGTGATGTTGATATGATGCGTGATACATTCCACAGTATTACAGACGGAGCATACTCAAAACTATTGTTTGAACTGTTTGGCAAAGAACGTGTAGAAGCAGAACTTGAAAAGTTTTTAGAGTTTGACTTCTTCCAAAGAGTGGGCGGAGGCATAGGTGTAACACGTATGATCCCTGCACTAGAAAATATCAATAAGATATAAGTTATAATCTAGGGTGGTGAAATAGGTAAACACGCACGATTGTTTCTCGTGTGACGAAAGTCTTGGAGGTTCGAATCCTTCCCCTAGAGCCAACTATTACCTAATAGATATACACTATTAGATTTTATATTTTTTCTGTGCTATAATAATTTAAATATAGCATAAGGAGAAGTCATGCCACCACGTAATCATAAGAATTGGTTAGCACAACCAAACGTAGAATCAATTAGCAGTTCAGCATATAACGATCCAGAAGTATTTGCACAAGAACAAGAACGTATCTTTAGTAAAGTTTGGGTACCTATGTGCCACATCTCGGAGATGTATAACAAACTAGACTACCGTACAACACAGATAGCAGGTGTTAATGTTATTGCATACAATACAGGCAATGGTGTTCGAGCATATCGTAACTATGGCAGTTGGGCACCTAGTGGTACGCTAGGAGCACCTATTGTAACTGTTGAACCACAACTACATTGTGAAGTAAAGCACGGAGGTATGGTATGGGTAACACTTGATCCTAATCCCTTACAGAGTGTAGAACAATGGACAGCAGGAGCATTTGATTGTATTAGTGATGCTATTGACACAGAAGAAATGGAAGTGTTCCATTACCACAAAGCAGTTATAGATACAAACTACAAACTGTGGCATGATACTAACAGTGAATTCTATCATGACTTCATGCACTACTTTAATAGAGTAAGTGGATTTAACGATGAATACTTTGCACGTAAAAATATACCTTTTGACAACGGACATGTAAATGTAAGTTCATTCACTGTCAACTACGAAGAGTATGAAGGCTTTGAAGATAGAGGCCAACTATCCTTTCCTAATCTACCACCCAACCAGTGGTACATGGTCGACCTATTCCCAGGCTTTAATTTTAACTTGCGTGGTAGTGCATATAGAAGTGACAGTGTTACTCCAATAGGTTGTAATAAAGTTCTTATAGAATTTAGAGGTTATGGACTACGCAAAGACACAGCAGAAGAAAGACGCACACGCATCAACCATCACAACAGCATATGGGGACCGTTTGGGCGTAACCTACATGAAGACCTAATTGGAGTAGCAGGACAAGGAACAACAATGCGTGAAGGCACAGAAGCACGTAACATATTGCATGGCAGACATGAGAATGGAACCATACACGATGAAGTTGGTATGCGCCATTACTATAGTGAATGGGGCAAGTATTTGGATATTGATCCTTACCAATCCTTCTCCTAAAGCCAACTAACAGATATAAGTAGTCGAGTGAAACCACTCGTGCATAAGCATGTGATAATAAGAGCGGAAGTACTTAATCCGCCCACAAACGAAAACACAGCAAGTAATCAAATACAAACTCTGATTGACCGCATAGGCATGAAAGTGCTTATGGGTCCTTTTGCCAAGTATGTAGAGATGAAAGGTAACAGAGGATTAACAGTTGCCGCAATAATAGAAACTAGTCATATTGTACTACACAGTTGGGATGAAACAGATCCTGCATTAATACAATTAGATGTTTATACTTGTGGAGCATTTGATCCACGTACAGTGTTTGAGTGGGTTGAAGAGTACTACAACCCCGTTAAAATGGAATACAAATATCTTGATCGAGAACATGCTCTAACACCAGCACTATTACCTGAAAAAGATAAGTTTAAGTTTTCTACACAAGAATTAGTAGATGCTACAAATGCTATTCTGCAATCTTCTTAAGTTTATATATTAAATTTTCTCTGCTAATATTAAGTAACCTAGCCGCTTTGGTTTTGTTATTATTAACACTTTGCATTGCGTCTTGAACTAGTACCTTTTCTAAACTACTTAATTCGTCGTTAAGATCACATTTTACAGGATCAGGATCGTGGGGCCATATTACACTAAAAATCTCATATAAAGCATCTTGCTCTTTTCTAGATTGTAGTTGCTGTTCAGACTCTGATTGTGCTGTCATTGGTTAAATACTCCTGGTTAATCGTAAAATATTTTACAGTAAATAATACTGTAATTACTTTACTATGAGTATTTAACAAATGTTAAAGATCACGGTAAATATCAATGGGAGAGCAGAAAATGAAAAAAATTATCACGACTACATTGTTCGTCTGTCTTATTGGTACGGCTGGAGCGAGCGAACAAGTATTCACTTTTAAAAATCCATCTTTTAGTGGATCAGGATACAGTAATCATGTACTGTCAATTGAACAGTTACAGTTTACTCGAAAGAAAGAAGCAGAAGAAAAAGCGGCGGCCGATGCGGCTAAAGCCAAACGTGAAGCGGATAGCACTACCTTAGCAAAGTTTTTAAACAACATAGAATCTCGAATCTATGCTCAACTGTCTAAACAGTTAGTTGACAATATGTTTACTGATGACGGAGACAGTTCTGGAACTGCAACTATTGAGGGTGCTACGATTTACTGGGTAAAGGATACAACGTCTGATACTATTACACTTCTAATTACAGAAGCGGACGGTAGCACTACAGAGATTGTTGTTCCATTGAGCGGATTTGGATTCTAAAATATGAGAGGTATAAGATTTTTAATAATTGGGTTTTTGGCAATGACGTTTTTAAACGGGTGTGCTACACAAACAGCAAAAGTAAACTGGAGCAGTCCAACCGAGGCACGCTCTCCCATACAGGATACTTTAGTTGCAATGCCAAAACTTGATGGTCCTAAAATTACTATAGCGGTTTATAGTTTTCAGGACAAAACTGGACAACGAAAACCAAGTGACTCATTTAGTCAGTTGTCTAGTGCGGTAACGCAAGGGTCTGAAGTTTGGGTTATTAACGCACTTCAGAAGGTAGGAGGAGGTTCTTGGTTTACCGTTGTAGAACGTGTAGGCTTAGATAATTTGGTTAAAGAAAGGCAATTGATAAGATCAACAAGGGAAGTATTTGAAGGCAAAGAGGCAGTTAAGTTAAAACCTATGTTATTTGCAGGGTTGTTATTAGAAGGTGGCGTAGTAGGCTATGATTCAAATACAACTAGTGGCGGAGTTGGAGCAAGATATTTTGGTATCGGCGCTAACACAAGTTATCGAACTGATCAAGTAACAGTGGCAATGCGAATTGTAAGTGTTCAAACAGGTGAAGTATTACTTACTGTAGCCTGTGAGAAAACAATAGCAAGTCACAAGTCTGGAGCAGATGTATTTAGGTTTTTAGATCTTGGAACGAAAGCGTTAGAATTAGAAACGGGTTCCGCGGTCAATGAACCAACCAACTACGCAGTTAGAGCCGCAATAGAGGCATGTGTAGGGGAAATAGTAAAGAAAGGCGAAGAAGGCGAACTTTGGAAGTATAAAGGAAAAGAAATAACTTCAGAAGGACACCATCTTCATTAAAAGAACAAGGAGCGAGAATGCAAAATAAAGTAAAATATATAATGATGGGTTTTGTATTATTCTTTTTCTCAGTTGGGTCTGGATTTGCGAATGACATATACATTCAACAGTCAGGTAACAACTTAGATTTAGATATATCACAAGACGGACAAAACAACGTAATCGGTACAGCACAAACTGGTGTGACTCTTGCTGGTAACGCTATGACGTTTAACATTGACCAAATTGGTGGTGCTAACGTTGTATCAGCAATAGTTAAAGGTGTAACTTACACAGGTAATATTGATCTTACTGGTAACAGTAATGATGTAGCATTACTCTGTGATAGT